GTGGTGTATTCGCGGGCTGTGCCGCTCGCCGCGCCCGCGACAATCGCCTTCGTGCGGATGCGCGTGCGCTCGCGGGTGAGCTTCGGCTTGGCCATGTTGCCTAGCTTGGTGGCAAATTTAACGAGGCTGGCCCCAGTGCGCAGGTCGCTGCCGCGTTGGCCTAAATACCAGTTAAAAACAAACGACGAGGCCGAAGCGCGCACCAAATCGAAGTCGCCCCCGGCGACCTTGGCAATCGCCTTCAGTTCTGAGAGCAGCGGCGCAAACGAACACCCCCAAGAGCCGATTGTGTTGCCCGCCGCGCCATCGGCCTGCACGGTGATGCTGATCGGCGATGCCATTGTTCCGTCCGAATTACGACCATTGGCGGTCGTCGCTGACGCGGTGATGTTGTATGTCACCAGCGTCTTGAGTAGCGTCTCGCCCTTGACGCTGGTGAAAGCCGACTTGTTGGCCACGCCCGATTTGAAATCGACGATGCGATGTTCGAGCAAGTGCAGGATGCCGGGGCAGCGTAGCGCGGTCACCATGTCGCGCCCATTTTCGTCTTGCTCCAATACGTCATCGCGCACAAGGCCCACGAAGTCTACATACCAGTCGAGGCCCACCGCCGTATTTCGGCGATAAACCTCGACCTGAGCGCGATCCACGAGGTATTGGGCGGCGACGCTGTTCGCCCCCACGCGGAAGCGCAGATTGCCCGGCACGTGCAACCGCTTGGTGTACGTGAGGAAGTCGAAGTCAACAAATTCATGTTGCTTCACTCCGGCTGGCGTGGAGAGGACGATCTTGTATTGCGCTGGCATGGGTTATTCAGTGCCGATGGCGATCCAGTGCATGTTGAAGGTGCCGGTCTGGACACCTCCTGTCGAGTAAAGCGTGAGCGTGCAGCCTGATGACGTAATCGACGACACAACAGCCACGCCTGAAATCGACGTGCCTTCGCATGTGGCAAAGACCAAGGGCTTAGCGGAAAACCCTGTTGGGAAGGTGACGCTAACGGCCTTGAATGCCTCAGCAGACATTGTGACCGAAATACTGCCGCCAATCCCGCGCACCATGCCCGGCGTCTGGGTGCCGGTGCCTGCGCTGTTCCAGTCCGTCGCGCTCCCGCCTTGCCGCTTGAAGAACTGCAGCACGCGGTTGCCAACGATGGTGTCATCGACAGAATCCGTCGCGTGCTTCGCCAAGGTGATTGCACCGTCTGCGATCTTGGCGGTGGTGACATTGGCATCCAAAATCTTCACGGTTGTCACCGCATCTGAGGCCAATTTAATTGCGGTGATTGCGCTGTCTGCGACCTTAGCCGTTGTGACATTGGCGTCTGCGATCTTGGCAGTGGTGATATTCAGGTCCGCGATCTTCACCGTCGTCACGTTCGCATCGGCCAGCTCGGCGGTATTGATTGAGCCATTGGGTAGCGATACCGCACCACTCACCGAAAATGCACCGGCCACGGTAAGCGACTTTTCTAGAATCACGTCAGGCGGGAAGGTGATGTTGGCGAGCTGTACGCCAGTGCTGCGGGTGGCCGAAAAGACATTCATGCCCGAGCTGCCAACATCGTTGAGTGAGCGCAGGTAAAGCACTTTCCCATCGGCCACCAAGTCCCAGCTACGCTCATCGGTGCCACTGTCTGTCTCGTAGAGGCCAAGCGCGGGCTTCGACGACGATACCCAAACACCTGCCGCCGTGCCGTGGCCAACTTTGTTGGAGATGATTTGGCCGGTCACGGTTGAGTTGCCGCCAACCGTCTCGTTCCCGGCATTGGTCAACCCTGCGACCGAGGGTGTCCCGCTGGTGATCTTGCTGCCGTCGATGCCGCTGGCCAGCTTCACGTTGGTCACGTTAGCATCGGCGATTTTGGCAGTAGTGACATTGGCATCCAAAATCTTCGCTGTGGTGACGTTCGCATCCAAAATCTTCGCCGTGGTGACGGCGTTGTCGGCGATCTTGGCCGTCGTGACGTTGGCGTCCAGAATCTTCACGGTGGTAACGTTGCCGTCTGCAATCTTGGCGGTGGTGACGCCCGCGTCCTTGATGCGAATCTTCTTGCCGCTGATGTCCCACTCAAGCGTCGTCGCATCGACAACACCGCGAACGCCCAGCCAGCCGCGTTCATCGACGGGTGTAATCGCGCCACCGGTTGTGATCGTGACCTTAGCGAGGCTGACCTCATAAGTCGTTGAGTTCTGGGTGAGGGTTGGCGGTGTACCGCTGCCTTCAATGCCCGCCAATCGCACCACGCGGGTCGTCTGGGCCGTGCCATCAGATCGCAGAATGATGCGGTCAATGCGCGTTGCCGTGGTCGGCGTGGGGACGGCCACCGTTTGGCTCGCATCGTCGTTGGCGTACCGGCCATTGACCCACGCCTCACCCGCTTGAACGGTCACCGGTGACACCGTGCCGCTCACTGCATATTCGCCGCCACGATTTAGCACGATGTAATACAGCGTGGGGTCGATGGTGCTCAGTGTGCGCAGCATCTCCTGCCAACGATCTGTCGCATAGCCCGCCGTGGGGCCATCGCCAGTGTTGTTGGTCGTCCAGATCATGGATTTCGATGTCATGGTTGCTCCTAGATAGCCAGATAAAGGCCGTTGTAATAGAACGTAATCAACGTGGCGCTGTTGGCGCTGGTGCCGACCACGGCGATGCTGTTCGCCCCGCGCCGCAGATCGAACGACGCAATCGACGACCCTGCCGCCAACTTGCTGATCTGGTTTGCCCCGAGTTCATCGGTGACCGTTTTTTTGTTGTAGCGGGTGTCGATGGTGTAGGTCTTGCCCGCTGCAATCGTCGTACCGCTGAAATCGAGTTTGTCGCCGGTGAGCTGGTTGGTGATGATGGGGTCAGTGATTGGGCCGGTGATCGAGATGATCGGCTCAGCTCGCCAAAACGAGGCGTCGCCAGTGGTGTCGATGACCTGCGTCTGATTGACTGTCGAGCCACCGAATGTCGTCGGCACCGTCGTCGGCACCAAAAACGCGCCGCCGCCTGCGACCTGCGAGAACGGAATCGTCACGCCGTTGGGGTCGTAGAACGGCTTTTCGGCGGTGAATTTCAGCCGCACGGTTTCAAGCTGCGGTTGGCGTTCAGCGGTCGGAATCGTCCCGCCGTCTTTGAAATGCACCTCCACATCGCGGAAGCCGTCAAGCACGTTGAACCGCAGCGTTGAAGCATAGTCAGGATGAAACAGCCCCATCAGTTGGCGGCGTTTCGCCGTGCGCTCGGCATTGCTGCCGGTGATCATCAGGATTAGATCAATGGGACGCGGGTCAAGCCGGTAATCGAGCCACGTCTCACCGTGCTCCATCGGCCCGCGCTGGGCAATGTTGTGGCGCGGCTGCATACCGGTGCCTTCGTGATCGCGCACGAAACACACCGACCCGTCCGAAAGCGACGTTTCAATGCCGCTGGTAATCACTGAGAGACCTTGAATCATGGGGTATACGTCGCCGCCTGCGACAGGCGAATCTCGCGCGCTGCCGCCAATGCCACCGCTTCGGGGTCGTCGCGGGTGGTGATGAAGTTATTCACCGTCATGCCACCATTGGTGCCGATGCCATTGATCACATTGGTGCGCGGCTCAGTGGTCGGCGCGGTGTTCACACCAAGGGTTGAATACAGCCCTTCCTGCGTGATGCCTAGAGACTTCAGCATGTCCGCCTTATTGAAAATCTTGTCGCCCAGCAGCGCCCGCGCGGACCCCGCCCCACCAATAAAATCAATAATGCCAACCAATGCGCCTGCGATGACCTCACTGATAAGGTTAACCACCGTTGCAACAATATTGAGTGCACCCCAAAAAATATCGGCAAAAATTTTCTTGATCGTTTCACCAGCGCCACTGATGTCGCCGGTGATCAACTGCATCGCCAATTTGATGATGCCAAAGACAATATTCATCGCTTGCGTGATGATGGTTTTAATGAAATTGAAAATCGTCTCAATTTCGTGAGCATAGGTTGACCAGCCTTCTTTGCCTTCGCCGCCAAACCAACTGAAGATCGTTGCAATGGTTTTCTGAATGAGCGGCCAATTCTCTTGCACCCAGTTCACCACGAATTGAAAACGCTCGATGATGAAATCGATCACCGGCTTTAGCACCGTGTAATAGGCGCTCTGCAGGAAGCCCCACACGGCCATAATGACGGCGTGAATCTTCGGCCAGTTCGTCTCCACCCACGCCACCACCGACCAGAAGAGCGGGACCAGCGTGCCGTTGATGAATGGCAAAAGCGTGCTTTGCACCCAGCCGACGACCGTGTTGAAGGTGTCAACGATTTTGTCGCGAATCAGCGGCCAATTGGTGGCGACCCAATCGACCACCCGCCAAAACATCGGGATCAACGTGCCATTGATGAACGGCAAAATCGCATTGTTGATGTAGCCCATGACGGCGGCAAACACATCATGACTCTTTTCGCCGATCTTCGGCCAGTTCTCTTCGACCCACGCCACCACGCGATTGAATAGCGGAATGAGCGTGCCATTGATGAAGGGCATCACATTGGCCTGAATCCACGCCAGCGCAGTGGTGAATGCGCCGATTACGGCGTCGCGCACGATGGGCCAATTGGCTTGCGCCCACGCCACCACCTGCCAGAACAGCGGAATCAGCGTGCCGGTAATAAACGGCACAACCGTGCCCTGCAGATAGCCCACGACGGCCCAGAACGCGCCGACAAGCGTATCGCGCACAAGGGGCCAATAACCACTCACCCACGCCCACACGTTGAGCAGGGCAGGGATAAGTTGAGCATTTACATAGCCCACAACGGCACTGAATGCGCCGACGATGATGTCGCGCACGATGGGCCAATTTGCGGTCACAAAATCGACCACCCGCCAGAAGAGAGGGATCAGCACGCCGTTGATCGTCGGCATGATGTTGAGGTTGACCCAATCAACGATGGTATGGAACACGCCAACCACCGTGTCGCGCACGCGTCCAAAATTGGTGGTGACAAAATTGATCGCCGCGCCCAAGGCCTCGGTGATTTTTGGCACCACAATATCGAGCGCCGCTGACACTTGTGGCAATGCAGCAATCGCGAAATCTTTGAACTGCGACACCAACGGTGTAATCACGGGCAGGATGCGCCCGCCAACCTCCTCGGCGATGTCGCCCAATGAGTTTTTAAGAATAGCGAGTTGGCCGCTAAACGTCTCGCCCGCTGCCCGCGCTGCCCCGCCGAATTCGGTGGCCAGCTCTGCAAGTACGATCTTTTGCGCGCCCATGATGTCGCCCGACTCTTGCAGCGCTTTGATTTGCTCTTTCTGCGCATCGGTGAACGTCACACCAACGCGGGTCAGTGCGGTAATGCCGGTGATGGGGTCGTTGAGGGCTTTGCCTAGTTGGATGCTGGCCCCCTTTACATCGCCGCCCATCGCTTGGGCCAAGTTCAAGGCCGTTTCGGTGGCTTGCGGGAAGACCTCAGAATGGATGTTGGTGAAGGTCAGCAACATATTTTCGGCAGACAACACCGTGTCATCCTCGAATGTGGTGACCTTTTGCAGGGATGAGGCCAGATCGAGCGCGGCTTGGGCGGTAACACCTGCCTTGCCGCCCGTTGACTGAATGACCGCTTCGAGTTGAGCGACCCCCTTTTCGGCGTCTGCTGCAGCGACCACACTGGCCGTTAGGCCACCAAGCAAGGCGGTGCCGCCCGCCAACAACGCGCCGCCCAGCGCCTTGCCGATGGTGCCAGCAATGCCGCCGATGTGCTCACCAAGGCCTGTGGCGCGTTCTTGTGCGTCATTGAAGGTCTTGGAGTAGCCCTCGGCATCCGCCAATAGTTTGACGACCAGTTCAGCCAGTGTAATCATGCTTTGCCTTTTCTATCGCCTGATTGCGCCGCGCCCAGCCAAGAAGGTTTTGCCACATTGTTTTATCTTTGCCCCGTTGTTCACGCGCTTGCTGTTGTTTCGTCGGCGGAATCTTCCACATGAAATTGGCGGCATCGAGCGGCTGGGCGTCCTGCGGGCGATTGCTGTTGTATAGCAACTCCGCTAGCACCGCCATGTGCCAATTGGCGCGGGCCTCGCCGAATGGCTCTACGCGCGCGTAGGCGACCCATTCGGCCCACTCATGCGACGACATGCGCGCCTCTAATTCGGCAACTGTGCAGCCAAGGTGTCCCGCTAGTTGGAAGCGGAAGCGTCGGCTTGGCTGCTCACGGAGTTTTTTTCAAGTGCCTTCACTTCCTCAGTGCTAAGGCCATTAACTCTCTGTGCCACATCGAAGAGACGCGCAATCACCGCTGCCGATTTTTCACCCAGTTGGTCGGCATCGTCGTCACCGAAGATGCGCTTGCCATCCACATCAACGAGCGTCAGCACAACCAGCCGCGCCCGCATGTTGGCCATATTGACCTTGCGCACTTTCTTGCGCTCCATGTCAACACTGACCATGCTGGTTTCCCAGTTGTCACGGTCTTTGGCGGAGAGCGTTTTGATAAAGACGAGGCCGTCGTCAATTCCCCACTCGGGGACGCTGACGGCCTCTTTGCTAGTGTCTTGCGCGGCAAGGATTTTGCTTCGTAGGTCACTCATAAATTAGGTAATCGTGGGAGCGCCGGTCGGAGTAATTTGGACCTTACACATCAACGCGCCGTCCTGCTTCGACTCGCGACCAAGCTTCGTCACTGAGCCGCTGAACGCGATGGTCTCGCTCGCATTGGGCGTGACAATGTTCATCGTGACCGGGGTCATCGCCGCAAATGCCGCAATAATGCCGGTGTGCGATGCGATGGAATCGTCCCAAATGAGCGTCGCATCGAATGGCGTCAGCTCAAACAAACCCGTTTTGATTTTCTCAGCGTAGCCACTGGTTGAATCGTGTGTCGTGACATCGACTGTCTTCGCCACCTGTTCTGGAAATACAACATCTTTCAGTTGTGCGATCACCGTGAGAGAGGCGCTAATTGTGATTTTTAGCTGCACCCCAAAGCCGCCTGATTTAGCCATTGTTCACCTCTGTGTTTTCCTCTGCCTTTGGCGTGTCCTCGACGGCCACCGCCAATCCTTTGT